TGGAGCATACGCTCAAAGAGACGTGCCTGATTCTCGGACTGCGCTGCGATCATCTTCATTACGAAGCCGCTTACGCCCCCGCCTAGCATTGCTAATAGTTCTGGTGTCATATTAATCCTTGTTTTGGAGTTCCTTGATTACCTTGACTGCTGATGCAGACATATAGACTAGAGTAGCAAGACCCACTACTAGTCCTAGAAGTTCGTTAATGTGTCCGAGTTCGATGGTAGCGATAAAGCCCCCTGTCCCTATGGTAGATTTGTAAACAATGTCTTGCATTCAAATTAAGGTTTTTCTGGAAAGTCTACTTCCCCGTTCTCATCAATCTCATCTGTCAGGTCACGCAGGTCTTGACGATATACAGACCAAGCAGCAAGTATGTCTTCAGATAATGGTGAATCGTTGAGCTGTGTCCAATCGGATACAGCTAATAGACGGTTACGCTCTGGACGTAGTGATGCTTTTACAGCCTCTGGCTGTTCCATCCAACGTTTTGCTTTAAGGGAAATTAGCTCTCCTTCAACTAGGAACAAACCTTGGACTGAAGCCTCAACTTCCAGAGCTTGCTCATCAGTAAGTTCAGTAACTTCACGTCCCTCTGGAGTAAATTTAAATGCTTCTGCTGATGTTCGGAGGATGCGTCCTCTTGGGTTAATTAATGCGTATTTCATAAATTGTTTATCCAATCAAATTTCTGGTTGAGTTGCTCTGAAAGCGGGCGACCAAGTGTCTCGTGCCAGTCTTTCTTTAAAGGTTTTACTTCTTGCCGAATGACGTGGTCTCCATAAGGGAAGCCTACATCGTGTTCTTGCGTATACTGCTCTACGTTGGATGTATTATGGATGAATGGTTCTTCGCCTAGATACTCCCAGACTTTGTTCATTACTTCTTGAGGGTTCTCTGTTAAGTCCTCTGCGTGAACGAACATAAGCTTATCGCCAAAGCGTTCCTTGGCTTCGTGGAGTCTCTCGATAGCGATTCCAATTGGTGGGCTTTGCAGCCATCCGTTGACACGTTTATCAATCGTTGTCCAGTTCTGAGGGTTCTGTTGCTCTGCTCCGTTAAATACTTCTGGGTGCTGTCTGCGCTTCTTCTCCATACTAGAGAGAATGCCACGTATATCACGGACAGGGACAAGAACCTTAGCATCAGGCCACACTTTAAAGAGCTGGTCGAGGTGACCAACCCAAGAGCGGCACTTGTCTACAACTACAGGGCGGTCTGTGATGCTATTGAAAGCATTCTCACAGCCAGCTTTGACGTAGTCCAGATACATAGGCTCAAGGACATTCTTCATATCCACAGCTTTTGCTTCTTCAGTCTGAAACACTTGACGAGCTATATACCCTATTTCGTGCAAGGCACTGGTAGGGGTAGCGTGAACCCTTGGGTTCTGTGCAAGTAGATTACAGAGCAGCGTTGAGCAAGCTCGTGGAAGACCAGATACGAAGTGTAGTTGTTTACTCATATAGGTCTACAATCATTACAAGTCTGCGACAACTGTCAAACCTCCGTATGTAGTTCCGTATCCTGTTGCTCCTACTGGGACGTGGATTTCACTTAAAGCTGAGGCATAGTAAAACGCATTTGACCCAAGTGTAGGAGCTGCTGTGGCTAGGCAGTTAACTGTAGATAAATTGCTACTGTAATAGAATGCGTTCGACCCGATGCTGGTGACACCGCTTGGTATTGTGATGCTAGTAAGGCTATAACACTTGGATAAGGCACGATTACCGATGCTGGTAACGCTGTCTGGAATCGTGATGCTCGTCAGGCTGCTACAGTAATAGAATGCGCTCGACCCGAGGCTAGTGATATTACTACTGAGGGTGATGCTCGTCAGGCTGCCACAGTAATAGAATGCGCGCGACCCGAGGCTAGTGACGCTGTCGGGAATGGTAATGCTCGTCAGCTGGATGGCGTTACGAAATGCATCGTTTCCGATACTGGTAATGCTACTAGACATAGTAACGCTCGATAGTAAAGCGCAGTATTTCAATCCTTCAGACCCGATGCTAGTAACATTACTTCCAATATAAATAGTGCTTAAGTTAGTATTGTAGTATCCAGTAGATTTAGTAATGCTCGTTAAATTCCGTGTCTGCTCCACTCCCGACTGAAAGTCCGTAGTGTAGGGATATTCAACTTTCGCAGTATTGGCAGTGATCTCATTTGCTTGAGCTGTCGTGATACCAACTTTAGCGTTGTTGGTTGTAATGTCCGCTGCTTGTGCTGTTGTGATTCCAACCTTAGCTGTATTCAGTGCAATGGCAGCTACATTTACAGCTATACCTAAATCATATTTCAAATTTTGAAAGGTATACGGCATGATTCCGTTACCTGCAAACTTGCAAATATCACCACTGTGCGCTTGGGTTCCAGTGTTATCAATCTTAACCGCATTCGTGTTTGATATGCCGAAAGTTAGAGTATCTTGCTTCCCGCTAATTGCGGATGTGTTGGTTGAAATATCCGAAGCGTTAGTAGTTATGTTGCTAGTGTTAGTAGCTATAGCACTTACCTGAGTTGGTGTAATACCAACCTTAGCCGTGTTCGTTACAATGTCACTTGCTTGAGTTGGTGTGATACCAACCTTGGCGGTGTTAAGCGCAATAGCAGTAATGTTTTCATCCAATACACCCTGCAAGTCAGTCTGATTGCTGAGTGTCCCAGTAACTTGACCCCAGACTGCGGATACGTCCTCAAGTCCAAGGAATGTAGCGGCTTCCTCCTTTGTTTGCTTGCGGAGAAGTGTATCTATATCAGAGGAGACTTTAAAGTTAGTTGGCATTACTTGGGTGTTTACGGGGTTACATTCTGGGACACAACAACCGTAGTGTTGCTAGTATCCAAACCAATTGATAGTGTAGCTTGCACTGGATTAAGCGTTGTAGGCTTCGATGGATCCAGCGCTAACTGTAATAGCGGTAAAGTTGCCGTAGCTAGTGTAGCCAGCGGGAAGCGTAGTGATAAGTGCAGCAGCGTTGTCTTTGTTCGTGCAGGTGATTGCACTAACTGTAGCTCCAGCGGGACCAGCTACAATGATAGCAAAGCTACCAGTGGATGCTCCTGTGATTACTTCGCTGCCTCGTTTGCCTAGGCTTTGTTCTGTGTATGCGGGGGATGCCATAATGTTATATAATTAGTTGGTTGTAATTTGTTCGGATGTTTTTGACTAGATAGGAGTTAGCTATATTCTGATCTGATATCTTAGCCATCTCGTCCTCTAGGATTGAATTAACAAGTGCCAGTGACAGACTAAAGTTAGCCTCGTCTGAGTTCTGCTCAACACTGCGCTGCCAAGTGTAAGCAGTTAAGTGAGCCATGTACGGAACTAATTCCGCTGGAATCTCTTCAGTGTCCCCAGCATTTCCGTAGTCTGGATTGTAGGATTTTTTGTACGTAGCAAAGACCTTAGTATCTTCGCTGCCACTTTCTGGCTGAAGGTAAAAGCCATCAGTGCTCTCGCTTACATATAATCCATTGGAAGGTGAATTGTTAGCGTTGCCAGTTAGTGTTGCCCCAGAACCCTTTACAATAAAGGGATAAATAGGACCCCGAGTGGTGTTTGGGTTATTTGCATATATGCGCAGGTACGTATCAATGGAGTCCTTGTCCGTTTCGGACCTAGGAACTTCATTCCCGTTTACCACGGTTCTCTCATCCCCGATTACCAAGAATCGTTCCCAGTAGTTTGTTTGGCGATATGCCTTCTTTGCTGCGTAGTTCCACAGGGCTTTGAGTCGCCCGAAGGATGCAGTTGTATCCGCATACTCACGTCCAATGAGTGCGAATGTTAAATTCTTTAAATCAACAAATGTGTCGTTCTGTAGTGCCATTATAGTCTATTGGCTGCCATGCCGTTTGGCATAAGAACCTTGTTGTTTAAGTATTTCATGAACTCATCATCATTTGAGAAGCCCACGCCGTATTTCTTGTTCATTGCGTAGTATTCGTTCATTGGAACACTACCGATGTGCTTACCGAAGATTGGATGCTCTTTGCCCTTGAACTGAGAAGCTGATTTTCTAGCTTCCTCAATGCGCTTTTGCTCCATCTTTGGATTAAAAGTGGCTTCCATCTGCGTATTAAGCACACGGAATTGATTCTCAAAGAGTTCGTCTTCTGAAGGTAAGTTTGACATAATTAAAAAAAAGGGACGGGGGGATTAAACCCCCCGATCCCAGAATTGTCAAGGGGACTAAGCGAAGTTAGTGATCTTGCCTAGGCCATTAGGACCCTTAACGCAAAGAGTACCCATTGCGTCGATGTAACCACGAGGGCCGCCACCTTGGTCTTCTAGCATTGTAGAACCCATGCTCATTGCTTCCGACCATCCGAGGAGGGAGGGATCAAGGAGATAAGCACGCTTCTGATCAGGCAAGCACTTAGGATTCGCAGAGATGATCTTTACGATACCATAGGGACCTTGGAAGATTTCAACATTGTAGTTGACATCATTGCCATCGCCTTGATTGAAGACAGTAGTGTTACCACCACCGTTACCTGTGCCAGCTTGCACACGAGTGAAACCATCGATGATGGAGTTACGAACTGATGTACCAGCTACAAGAATCATGTCTTGTTGCTCGCCAGTTTCTTCAAAAATGCTAGTAAGCATTCCGTTGAAACGAGCCTCAGTTAGTTCAAGTGTACTATCACCCAAACGTGCACCAGCTTTTGTCTTGAATGCATCTGGAACTTCGGTAACATCGTCATCTGCTTGTGAACCAGCGCCAGACTCTAGAGTCGGATCAGTCCAAACACCAAGACCACGAAGCTTACCAGCAGCGCCAGCAGCACCTGTCACAGCACCATTGTCCGAGCAAATAGCTGCCTCAATGTCCCGAAGAACTTGAGAAGCAGCTTTTTCTTCAGCTTCTTGGATGCGGACTGGAGTAACGGAGTCCATGATTTCTTGCTTCTTGGATACATTGAATGTATCACGGAAGTGCTGAAGACGATTGTTCAAGCGGCTAAGGCTACCGAACTGAGCTTTAAGTGTATCACCACCAGAAGTACCCACGTCAATACCCTCAACGACAGCGTTGCTAGCGTCAGGAGTACGAAGATTGTCAACGGTCCACTCAACAAGGTCAGCAGTAGCTGCTTGTTTTGGGAGCAATCCGTAGACGGGAGCTTGGCGAGGAGAAAGAACAGTTGTTAAGTCCAACAATTGTTCGCGATTACCCACACCCGAACCAGTCGGAGGAGTAGAGTTGAATGAAGCATCAAATGCCATAATTTATACCTTTATTTTGTTTATTTGTAACGAGAGTTAATTTGTAATTGTCGGATCTGCCGTGCTGCCATTAAATTTCCTTTTCCAGCCGCTTCTTTCAATTTCTTCATCTGATTGGATTCCACTGTCTGCCTTGAGTTACTGGCTGTGTTGCCACTCAATGCATTCTTTGGTAGTTTACGGGGAATGATGATCTTCTTCTTCCGAGTAGTAACGGGCTTTACCATGTTTGTAGCAGCGTGAGCCAACTGATATTTCAGTTTAGCGGCCAATGCTGGTGCAACTTTGGTAAGGACAGCCATGTCCTCGGAACCAATCATCTTATTGTATTCTAAATTGGTTGCTGATTCATCATCCTCCATCCAAGTGAACTCCTCTTTGGCCTTGGAGTTTAACTCCACTGCCTCCTTTTGAGCTGATTCTAGTCGTTTTAAATACTTTCTCTGCTTTGGCAGATCATCGTATTTATCCTGTAGACCAGATATATAAGCAACAATATCCGAGCGAGTGTATTCACTCCCTTGGTGTTCAAATGTATCATCGTCTCCAGCTAACCAGTTCTGGTAAAAGCGGATATTATTCTTCGTCTCCTTCTCAATGCTTTCTAGCTCGTCTTCTGTAGTGACCGTTGCTAATGCATTTGCTGGAGCGATGACAGTATCCAAGCTGCTTGATAGTGCAGCACTCTTACTTTCTAACTCGCTTTTGAGTTCCTTGATTTGAGAGGTTAATTCTCCAATTCGCTTACCACTACCACTGCCCATTTTCTTAGCTAGCTCACCTAATTTCTCAGGGGGCAAAACTTCCATGGCCTGTATAGCGATCTGTGAACGAGAGTCATCATCCAACTCATCCCAATCAATCTGTGAAAGAACGCCTTCGCTTCCCTTCGCTTCCTCAGTAGTTTCCTCGTGCTCAGTTTCTTCGGTTTCCTCTGCCTCGGATGCATCCTCGGTAGTTTCTTCCTCTACAACTGGCTCAGATTCCTCTGGCTGCTCTTGCGTTGGGGTTAGCTTTTCCACTCTCGCCTGACGAATTTCGTCCAGCGTTTGGGGTTTGGCTTGTTCGACTGTCAATGCTTCTTCTGTTGGGGCCGCATCGTTACCCGTGCTTTCGGTTTGATCCATAATACTGATCTGCAATTTTACGCCCGCAGTACGGCGATGAGAGTATTATAGCATGTAGCTATTTTTAACGGCTTCGACTTGCTTGCATGCGGCGGCGTGCAGCTTGTAGTTCCGCTTCTGTGAAATACTTACTTTTGCTTTTCTTGCTTTCCGATCCTCCACCGCCACCACCTAATTTTGCACCTATAGCTCCAGATGCAATACCCTGTGTTATGCGGGATTTTGCAACCTTGACTACACCCTTCTTAACCTTCTTGAGTGTCTTTCCAGCCGCTGCCTTCTTGCCAGCTTTGTACCCAGCACTACGTGCGGATTCTCCAGACTTGGACTTAACTTTGGGCTTGGACGATCCCTTGGAGTTCATGAACTTCGCTTGGGCCTCCTTGAGTGCCTTTTCTTTGTTCTTGAAGAAGTTGCCCTTGTAGTTTGCTGGTCCCTGTACTGGCTTGCCCTTCACGGACTCCGCTGCTGTCTTCTTGGCTACCTTCTTGGCCGCTACCTTCTTAGCTGGTGCTTTCTTAGCTGGTGCTTTCTTAGCTGGCGCTTTCTTAGCTGCTACCTTTTTTGCTCGCGCCACTTTTGCCTTAGCTGCCTTTAACGCTGGCTTTCCTTTATTGACTGCTGCGACCTGCTTATTGATTGCGTT